CCTACAGACAACATTTAGACAAACAAGCACCATCACCCTTTTCTGATAATAAAACAATGCTACTTCTAGACTTTAATCATATTAAATTAAGAGAACTTCTTAATGATTGCAATGATTATGAAGATGTTAAGAGAATTATCAGGTTCTTAGACTTTAGAATTTGCAATAAATTAAGATTATTTCCTGATAGATCAATTAATAGTAGATTATCTCATCTTTATGCTATCAATGAGTATTGTATCTTCAATAAATCAATTATATATGGCTTTGAAGGACTAACATCACATGAAACATCCACTGACTTTGATGTGATATTTAAAGATAAAGATGGAATTTTTGTATTACTTGATTTTACATCTGATGAATCTTTGTTAGTTGAAAAAGGAAGGAAAATGAGAAGGAATGCTTTGTCATTAGAAGATGAACTCAAATCAAGGTCAATTGATTCTACATGTAGAGGAGGCTCATTTTTGATCACTAATCCTAAATCTTTTACCATCAAATTTTCAAGAGATCCTAAAAGCAATTTCCAGCAATCTTATTCTATCATAAACTCTGTCCATTCCCAGAATATAGAAGATTTATTAGATATTTCTCAAAGATTTCTCAGTGATTATCAAGAATCAATTTTCAAGACAACAACCTATGATAAGTCAGAATCCATTCATTTGTTACATCAAGAATCTGAGATATGGGCAAAAATAGCTCGTAACAACTCTGTTGATGCCATGAGATCTTTCATGATAATGGACACAAAGGGGATTCCTTTCTTAGAAAAGTGTAAAACTTATTGTAAGAAACTGTCAAATTATATATCATCTAATAAAGTTAGGCAATTTACATTTCAATATCAAATTCCTTCTAAATCTAGTGAGACAGTGGACACTGATTTTGATGCAAATCCTATACTTTCATCTCTTAGCATTATTAAAAATATTGGGTTAACAAACAAATTCTATCAAACCAGCTTGAAATATCCAATTAGAGAAGTAGAAAGACCAACAACATGCTTTTCTCAAGAAGATACCATATTAACAGCTAAATTGAACAAAGATGGATCATTTGAGATTTATTTCAATAAAGATTTCATAGACTCTAGCTTGATTGATTCAATAATAAGATCTGCCTCTATTCAAGAAGATAAGAGAGCTCCATCAACATCTCTAGAAGAAAAGTATTTCCTTAAGGATCAAGATGAAGCAGATGAAATTGTGTTAGCAGAAGAACTATTATCTGATATCTCATCCAGACTTCAATCAGTAAATATCAATTCAAGTGAAAATTCTATTTTCTCAAAAATGATAGCTATCCTTGAATCTAATAAGAGAACTACTAAGCAAGGAATGGATGAATTTTTATCTGATGCTGCAATTAATCTGATCAAAATTGTAAAGGAATGCATATTTGGTTATATGACAGAGTTTGAACATGAGATATCAAAAACATTCTCTACCACTATAAATTATGCTAAAACTAAACATTGCTATGATGTTTTAAATGTACCAAATTTTGGAGCAAAAATTCTAAGACAAAGGAATGCTTCTCTAGAACAATTTTCTAACTCATTCTTTATAGTCTTCTATAAAAAGAAAGATAACAGAATTGATGCAGATGCAAGAGCTCCCTTTAAAATCAATGAAAGAATAGCTCAAAGCAAATCGTCCTCTTTTAATAGAAATTCATTATCTTGGGCAATGAGAAAATCACATACATTTTTCATGTTCCTATCTTGGATAATTGAAAATAAATCAAATTCTGGAAATGTAAAGACAGTGAGAGAAGCATGTGAAACTGCTTATCATGTGTGCTCTATCAACAGAGATCAATTTGCTCAGGCATCAGAACAGGTCAGATATTTGTATGTATCAACAACAGGGCGTAATTCTATTCCAGAGAAAATTTTATCAAAATTAGATACATATAGACCCAAGAGATTGTATGAAGTCATATATTTAATCAGGTCTTTGAAGATGGCTGCTTCACTGTACATGCTCAGAATTTCTCATAATCTAACAAAATTAAAAGAAAAAGATGATGATTCAGGTGTATTGTCTGTTGCTTTTCCACATGACGCATCTTTTGTCAATGATTTTAATTATACAATTTCATCTTTCTATGTATGTAACATTTACAATAAATTTAGATATAATAATGAAGTGTCTCAGGCTCATTGTTATGCAGGGCTCTTAGAAGAACACGAGATCTTTAAAGAAGCAAGACGAGTGAGATCTAATGAGTTATTAGGACTTTCCATTCATACTGTTAATTCAAAGGTAGCTGATTTCGAAAGAATCATGAAAGATCATTATGATGAGGAACTTAATTATGCTATAGAAGTAAGCAGAGACTCACCTAAGAGGTTTTCTTATTCTTTGATTCTTATCATTTGTTTGATGATAACTAAAAGAGATTGCAATAGAAAGAATTTTTCAGATAAATTGCACAATTCAGCTAAGGAGTCCCCACTATCAGCTTGTACTTTGAGAGGAGGAATGACAGGAGATAGTCCAACAAAAGAAAGACAAAGCGTGAGAGCTGCAACTGTTATTTTAGAAGGAGTGTTAAAAGCTTATGGAGAAAGTGTAGAAGATTTCAACAAAAATGATTTTAGAAAACAGGATATTGCTAATAAATTAGCAGACAAAGATGTTTCATTATCAACTTTAGCATTACTTGATTATAATAATAACAAGGACTATGCATTTAGAGTGAATGATAAAGATCAAAAGGGCCATAGAGAGATCTCAGTTCTTAATTATCACATGAGAATAGGAGCTAAATTAGTAGAGCAAGCTAGTCGAGACATTTCAAATTGCTTTAAATCAAATGTGCTAGAAGTAGCTGATAAAGGACTAGTAATGCAAACCTTAGTGAAAAAGTCCTTGAAATATAATGATTCACATCATATATGTGTTTATGATAATAATGACCAGCAAAGATGGGGTCCAAATCATTTAGTAACAACATTTTATGCTATGTTAAGAATTTTCTATGTCGAAGATGAGGGATTATGCTCACTATTAAGAAGTATTTTTAAAAGATATGAAGGAAAAATAGGCAAATATCCCGAGAACCTTATAGATAAATTGCTTAAGAATGTGAAATACAGAAGAGGTACCACCATGGGTGATTTCATGAATAATATTACAACTGATGTAGCTTCAGGTGTATATGGAAAGAAATTTGAATGGGGTATGCTCCAAGGCATTTTACATGAAACAAGCTCTGTTTATCACTCAATTGTCGCAGAATTTATAGAAGAAACATTAATCAAGAGTGGTCATTGTGTAGAGGTCCAGACACTTATAACATCAGATGATGGATTCAGAGCCATGAAAATTCCTAAGACTGTTAACTTTGAAAAGGAAACTACATGTTGTGTGTCAATAATCACAAGAGTTGCAGCTGCTTTTAACATTATAAGAAGTCCTTCAAAATCTACTCTTAATACAATTGTAGCAGAATTTAACTCAGACTTTTATGTAGAAGGAAAATTATATGTTCCTAGTCTAAAGCAAAGGATATCTAAAATAGATTGTGGCTCAGGAGAAGATTATGTAGAAGATGTATCTGCAGCATGTGCAAGTTCTGTTCAATATTATACAGCAGGGGGAACATACTTTGGAACATTCTTGTTAATGCTATCTAATGTTACACAAATCACAGAACAATGGAGAAGATGGTTCCAATATAAGTCAAATGATAGTATAGATAGATCTGTATTTTGTGGAGGAATTCCTATTATATCACCAGTGATCACCTTAATGGGTGGGCCAATTAGCAATATTTTTGTCAAAGATATCATTAGAAGAATTGCACAGGTAGATGAACTTACAAAGTATTTTGCTGCTATAGCTACATCAGAAGATGAAATTGTCACTCAAGATGAATTGATAAGAGGTAATTCTACAAAAGAAAAAGAAGATAATTTCTCATATGTTAAACCTGTATCTCTAACAGGATTTATCAATCTAACCAAACCTACATTGCATGCTTCTAGGTTATTAAAAAGACATAAGGTAAATAAGATACAATTACCTGATAAATTTATTTCTCTAGATCACAATCTACATTCATTTAACTCTCTCATAATGAATATTGCTGTAGGTACTGGTTCATCTACATTAGAAGAGATATTAGGAACAAACTCTTACATTAAAAGATTCTCTGAACCATACTTTAACATAGACAGTAAAAGATTCAGGATAGCAAAAACAAATGCTTTATCATCAATGCTAGGAGTCCCAGGAGACAGAATTTCACTCAGAGATATTGAGAGCATGTATGATAGATCTGATGCTGAAATAATAACAAAAAAGATTATTCAAGAGTCAGCTTCAACCAGTTCAAACCATATGATGCAAATTGTCAATCATGTTTCAGAGCAAATTAAGTCTTCTTATAAAATAGCCATGTCATTATATGAAAGAGATTTTAAAGTTCTTGACAAAGACCATACACCTGGATTTGCAATTTGTAAACTACTAACCAATCAAATGACAATTCTAGATGAAGAATCTTATAAGCTAAGTGCATTTAAGTCTATTTATGGAGAAAAATCATGGCCTATTATTAGATCAATGGGATGGTCAAGAGCAACTTATGATAATCTTATGGAGTTAACTACGCCTAAATCAGAAAATCTTATAGAATCTATAATGTTATCAAAAAGGACAACTGATGTATTCAATAAATATCTCAAATTCAAGACAAAAGGAGTCATAAAAGCATTAGAATCTTCTAAGGACAAATACAGTATGGTTTTAAATAGCATGTTCTATAATTTTACCTCTAAAATTAGTCTGAGACCTCCTAGGATAGATTTACCATCAGTTGGAGTTGTAATTAGAATTTGTAGGATGCAACAAAATGCTGAATTAGCAGACAGATTAGACGAATTTAGATCAAAAAGGACTCTTCAAATATTTCAAGCTGGGCTAATTAAAGAAGAAGATACTCATTTTGTGGATGTCAATTTTGGATCATTAGGAGAATTTGAAATAGTCAATGGAAGTCTTAAAGTAATAGAAGAAGACTTGGGTTCTTGTTTAATCATAAACAGAGCTTCTGAAAATAGAATGAGAAGAAGAATTGAATCATTAATGCCAACAAAGACTGCATTTAGATTTACTAATAAAGCATTATCGGATGTAGATTTTGAAAGACTGTCAGACCCTCATTGGGTTAATCATAATGAATCATACATTAAAAGAGCTAAAAGAGAGTCCTCACCTTTTTCAGTTGACAATTGCATTATAAAGGCATATGTGGTTGAAAAGCAAAAAGGAAAATATGTTCATTGTCTCCTTGTTACACCAATGACTCCTATTAGTTCCTTAAGAGTTAATATTGAAAATCCAACTAATGTGGGATGGATCAAGTTCTTGGCAAAGGAATTAGGTCAATCTTTTAATGTAAACAAAAATACTAGAATTAGATTATCAGAAGTAGATAGCTTGGTCATAACTGTTGCATTAGCTAGTTCAGTTTGGAATCTAGATTATTCTACATCATCCATGAGTGTTTGCTTGAGATTGGCTAGTTTCAAAATTCCTTTCTTGATTTTGAACATGACCGAGGTCAATCCTTTGCCTATTTTTGAAGCAGATGAAATAAAACCAAAAGAGTTAAAACCCATACAAGATTATGTTAGAGAATTATTTAATGTAGCACTGACTGATCATAATATATCTCAAAGTATTACAGAAGACTTTAATAAACTGGCAATTCCAATTGAAACTGAAAATGTTAATAGATTCATAACTTCTGTTATTTCAATTCCTATTAAGGATGAGGATGACGATTCTGTATATGATGAAGAAGAATTACACGATATAGAAGAATTTGCTCGTCAAAATCCAAGATTATTTGTGTTCTTAATGATAACAAATTTTAAGTTAACCATGAATGTCTCTTATAAATCATCTCGAGAATTAAGATACAATAATTTTCAAAAGAGTTTTGACCATAATCTATTTAGGGATACATCAAATCTAAAGCCAAAAGCACTTCAAGAGCAAACTGAATCTAACTTAGAATTCATAGAAAGAGTAGCTGTTGAATCATTACCAGAAGCTCCTATTATAATTGAATATGATTATGAACCAGAAGAATTTGAAGGTGATTTTGATGAAGATGATGACATAGATTTCGGAGATGATCTATTTGAACCAATAACTGATAGACCAAATTTATTAGGAAAAATGTTAGACACAGCAACAATTCAAGAATCTCTTCCTGCTATTTCATTTGGAGATGCTCCTTCAGAGATTTTTGATATTGACACATCTCTTTATGTAGAAGAAGAAGACCTAACTAATTATATTTCATATTCTGAAGTGTCATTAAGCAGTGCAAGAGATAAAGAATATTTAGATAATGCTAATAATCTTGTTGCAAATATTGTGACTGAAGCAGAGGGAATTTTAGGGAGAAGATTAAGGAACAAGGACTTTTGGGATCTCTTATGCAGGCTTAGTGCAGATAGAAAAGCATTATCTAAGTTAATATCAATGTGCTCTCGATATATGGAATTAGATAGACTAGCACTGATCATGATTGCAACCTTTTAATGTCAATGTGCTAAAAGAAATAGAAAGGTCCTGGTAGATTGAGAGGTTGTTCAATTAGTCACTGAAGTATTTAAGAGTAAGTGATAAGAAGCTATAAAATGTTGTTGTAGG